AAATGTATCTGAACTGGATAAGGCTTTTTTGATAAAGGCCGCAATGAGGCATTATGTATTTGATTATGCGAAAATCGCTGAGTATTATGCTCATGCTGATGAAGAAATGCAGATGTTAATGGAAGATTCGGCTTTAGTGATTATTGATTATGCAGATGCGATCCGCAACGGCTATTCCAATTTGTATGTGGATATTTCAGAGATGTGTGAGGAAGATAGCCATGCGGAATGATTTTGCAGTATTTATATTGAGTCATGGGAGAGCCGACAAGATAAAAACATTGCACAGTTTAGAGAAAGGCCATTATGCAGGGAAAATATATATCGTCATAGATAATGAGGATGAGACTGCGGAAGAGTATTATCGGCTGTATGGTGACCGAGTTATTATGTTTGATAAGTTGGAGATGGCCAAAAGATTTGATACTGGTGACAATTTCGATGAGAGAAGGACCATTGTATATGCGAGAAATGCCTGCTTTGATATTGCTGAAAAGTTAGGTTTAAAATACTTTCTTGAATTAGACGATGATTATACGGATTTTATGTTCCGAAAAATCAAAGGGAATAAGCTGATTGGCATTGAGTGTAGACAATTAGAAAGGCTATTTGAAAGGATGATAGATTTTCTGGAAGAATCAAAGGCGCTTACGGTGGCATTTGCACAGGGTGGAGATTTTATAGGCGGTGCAGATTCAAAGACATTTCAGAAAAAGCTATTGAGAAAGGCGATGAATACATTCTTTTGCAAGACTGAGAATCGCTTTGATTTCCTGGGCAGGATTAATGAGGATGTGAATACGTATACTTCGTTAGGTAGCAAAGGAAAGCTGTTATTCACTGTGACAGATGCGTGTATTACACAAATGCAGACGCAGAAAACGGGTGGAGGTATGACGGATGTATATTTGGATAGTGGAACGTACTTGAAATCTTTTTATTCGGTTATGTATTCGCCATCATGCGTGAAGATTGGTGTAATGGGTGGAAATTCGATGAGGATCCATCATCATGTTTATTGGAATAATTGCACACCTAAGATATTGAATGAACGATGGAAAAAATAAATGGGGAGGTGTAAGGATGACTAAGAAAGCCATAGGCCGACCTACGAAGTACAGCAAGGACATTCATGATGATTTGGTTTATAAATTGGTGAGGGATAATAAGTCGAATGATGAAATTGCTGATTTGTTAGGGATTGGTGCGAGAACTTTCTATGATTGGTTAGACCGTTATCCTTCTTTTTCGCAGTCCTATAAAAAAGGGCTGGAAGCTAAATTAGATAAAGTAGAACTGAATTTGTACCAACGAGCCTCTGGAATGACCTATAAAGAAACGACTAAAACAGTGGTCAAAGGAAAAAAAGGGGAAGATGTAGGAAAAGCCGAGGTAAGAGAGGTAACGAAGTTTATACCGCCAGATGTGGCAGCTATGTGTTTTATTCTAAAGACACAGAGACGAGAGAAATGGGCTGAACGTCAAGAGGTGGATATTAACGATGGAAGTCTGACCATTAATGTGGCTCCAGCAATTTCGACAAAAACAGATTAAAAATTTTGTCGAGGGTGCGAATAGACGTTCGTATTACAAAATAGTACAATGTAATACAGAACAAAAAATTCTGTACTACAAAATATTACAATGTAATACAAAGGGGAAACACTATGAAAAACATTTTAGGGTTGGACAATGGGTATAACTTCACGAAAACAAGTAAGGGCATTGTATTCTGTTCTGCTATACGAAAAGGGCAGGAGTTTATCAATGATTCTCACCAGATTGAAATTAATGGGGAGCATTATATCGTTGGGGAGAAGATTGGCAGTTATATTGCTGATTCTGATAAGCTGAAAACTCCGCAGTCCAGGGAGATTGTAAAAGTATGTAGTCAAACGGCTATTGGTTTAAGCTATCCGCATGATGAATTCATTGAATTGGATTTGGTCGTGGGGTGTCCGATTGCTTATTTTTCACAGCAAAAGGATGAAATGAAAAAGCTCATGCAAGAATTGAGTGGCGAAATATACATAAAAGAGATTGGCAAGAAACAGACGATTACGATCCATGAGGTATTGGTATATCCGCAGGGAATTGGAGTAGTCTTTAAGCATTCCAGTGAATTAGCCAAAGAGACAAGCCTTGTGATTGATATTGGCGGTGGTACGTGGGATGTGGCACAGTTTGATGGGTTGAAATTAACCCAGAAAGCTACATATCAAGAGGGAATGTTAATCCTGTATGAGAAGATAGCCCAATACTTAAACGCTACGCATTACACTGAATACGAGGCAAGTGAGATATATTCATTGCTTGATAAAGGATACTTTACTGTGTATGGCGATAAAAAGAGCATGGATGAGGTAAAGCCGATTATTGAACAGCATATTAATGACATTATGACGAAGATTAAACGCTCTTTTGCGGTTACTTCTATGGCCAATGTCTTTTTGATTGGTGGCGGTGCAGATTCGATGGCTGGGTACATTAAACAGCATATTCCGAATGTTATTGTAGAGAAGAATAATCAATTTACGAATGCTGAATGCTTTGAATATATGGGTTCTTTGAAATTACGAGGTTAATGGATATGAGAAAAGTGTATTCCATTTCTTTGAAGGATGAAGGAGTCATTAATTATTTGGAGAAGATACCGAATAAATCGCTGTATATCAAAGAATTGATCCAACGGGATATGAAGAAAAAACCGTTTACCAAAGACCAAGTAGCCTGTATTCGGAAGATAATTGATGAAAAATTAAAGGGTCATATTATCATTGATGAAAATGATATGCAGAGGAAAGAAGCTGTTAAGGCTCTTGATGAATTATTAAATGACTTTTAAGACTGCCTATACGTTGAGATTTTGAACGAGGGGTATTTTTATGGATTTAATAACCGAACTTCTAAGGCAACATGATTTAAGCATAGAAAGGGCTAAAGAGCTTCAATTAGAAGATTATCCCAAAGAAATAAAGTACTTTTGTTCTATACAAGATTCGGCAGAGTATCGTAAACAAAATAGAGAAAGAATAGCTGAATACGATAGACAGTATCGAGAATTGAATAAAGAAAAACTAACTGAATATCGTAAACAGTACTATAAAGCCAATAAAGAGAAACGAGCTGAATACAATAAACAGTATCATGAATTGAATAAAGAAAAACTAGCTGAATACAATAAACAGTACTATGAAGCCAATAAAGAGAAAATAGCTGAATATCGTAAGTTGAATAAAGAGAAAATAGCTGAACGCCAAAAAAAGCACCGTGAAGCCAATAAAGAGAAGATAGCTGAACGCCAAAAAAAATACTGTGAAGCCAATAAAGAGAAGATAGCTGAATACCAAAAACAGTATCGAGAAGCAAATAAAGAGAAAATAAAACAATACTATGAAGCCAATAAAGAGAAGTTAGCTGAAAAGCAAAAACAATATCGTGAAGTGAATAAAGAGAAACGAGCTGAATACCAAAAACAATACTATGAAGCGAATAAAGAGAAGTTAGCTGAACGCCGAAAAATGAAGAAAAACGCATTAAAGACCGCTAATTAGTGGTCTTTTTTCTGTGTTAAGGAGTGATGCCTATGAATGTAAATGTGGCTATAAACCCGGTGTATTATCCGTATTTGAAGGATGAACGTAGGTTGCAAATATTTTATGGTGGGAGTTCCTCTGGGAAGTCCTTTTTTTTGTGCCAAAGAATCATTTTGGATTTATTAGAGGGTAAACGGAACTACCTAGTTATCCGTAATGTTATGGCTACCATACGTTTGTCCACGTTTAATGAGTTGACAAAGGCTATTTTGGCAATGGATGTACAGAAGTATTTCAATGTTAATATGACAAACCTTACTATCACTTGCTTGCTTAATAATAAACAAATTATGTTTTATGGCTGTGACCAAATCGAAAAGGTTAAGTCCATCACACCAAAAGATGGTGTATTGACAGACATCTTCATTGAGGAAGCCACAGAGATTGATTACAACTCCTATAAACAGCTCAGAAAACGTCTGAGGGGGCGTTCTGATGTGCCTAAAAGGGTTACGATGGCTTTTAACCCTATCTTAAAAACACACTGGATTTACGAGGAATTCTTTGAAAAGGTCTGGAGGGACGATGAGACAAGGTTTGAAGATGACCATATGCTCATTGTCAAAACGACCTACAAAGATAATCTGTTTCTGGAAGAAGATGATATAGCTGAGTTAGAAAACGAAACTGATCCATACTTCTATGACGTGTACACATTAGGAAACTTTGGGATTTTGGGGAATGTTGTATTCAAGAACTGGGAAGTGCGAGATTGCAGTGAAATCAAGAGGATGGCTGATAAACGATATTACGGACTGGACTTCGGTTTCAGTAATGACGCTACTGCATGGATTGAAATGTATTATGACAAAAGCAAAAAAGAGTTGTACATACTGGACGAAATCTATATGACCCATCTGACGAATGACGAGTTGGCCAGAAAGTTAATCGAGGATAAACAAGTAGGAAATAGCACGATTATAGCCGATTGTGCGAACCCGGATAGAATATATGAATTATGCCGCAAAGGGCTTGTATGTGTTCCTGCTGTAAAGGGGAAAGGCTCGATTGAATATGGGATTGACTGGTTACTTAGACAGAAAATTATTATTGATATGTCTTGCCAGAATACAAAGAATGAGTTCCAATCATACAAATGGCGTGAGGACAAGTTTGGCAACCCACTTAGGGAACCAGTAGACGAAAACAACCATGCAATCGATGCGATCCGTTACGGTATAAATGATTTGTCCAGGGATTTGAGGGTAAAGGCTGGAAAGCGCTTTTAGTTTTACTATTAGTAACATTTTATCAAAAACAACACTTTAAGTTTGAATTATTATGCCTTTTTAGTTATAATTAAAAGGTAGTAAGAAAACAACATAAAGGGGTTAGGTGATAGCTATGACATATGGATATAGTGCAGATATTTTGGAAGATTTAGAAATGACATATATGGATGAATATGAGTTTATGGAGACTGTTATGGAAGAAATGGAGAGAGTCCCATTCATAACCCATGATGAATATGCAAAAGGCATTGAGGCGATAACATTTGCTGAAAGAAAGGCTTTGTTGCTGGACTTAATAGAAAACTGGGGAACGATTTATTATGGGAAGGCTGAGGGATATGACGTATTAGAACGGATTGTTGAAAAACATCAGTGCAGGGATACGGATGAAATCTATTCGATTCTAGGAACAATTGAAATGCTATTTACAATTTAACAAATGAAAGGCTGCCTTTTAGGTAGTCTTTTTTATTTTAATTTTGGAGGTTACACATGGTTAGGGAGTACAGAAAAATAACGGATGATATCATGAAAAATTACAGGGCTGAATTGAGGGCTTTGGATGAGAATGGGGGTGTGCCTACCGTTGAGATTATTAAAAAGATACTCGATAAGCATTACCCGAAAAGACAGCATATGATGGGCTTGTATGACCGTTATGTATGCCATAATGATGGAGTGCCCATCTTCAACAGGGAATTTGAGGACTCATCTGCAATCAACAATAAAATCAATAATGATTATTTCTCTGAATTAATCAATACAAAGGTGGGCTACTTTGCTGGTGCACCTTTTTCTTATGCCTATTCCCAGGTAGCAGAAGAGGAAGAAGAAAAGGAAAATAAGGGCGGCATCTTAGCTTCTGTAAAAAGCTTGTTCAGTAAAGAAAATACCGTACCACAGACAGAGACGGACATTGAAGCCAATCAAAAGGTCATTGAACGCTTTACGATTCGCAATAATATCGCTGATAAGGATTTGGAGATTACCAAACTGGCTGAAATATGCGGATACGCTGGGCGGTTGATGTACATTGATACGAATGGAGAAGAATGCATCAAGGTAATTGATCCGTGGGAATGTGTCATATTGGCAAGGGATGAGATTACAGAGCCATCCTATGGTATTTGGTATTACACCGAGGAATTCATCATAGATGGCATGAGCAAGGAAGTCCGCACCATTGAATTTTATAATGCGACTGACTGCTATATCTTTGAGGATGGCTTAGAGGGATGGGTTTTAAGAGACCAGTTTAAGCACATGTTTGACTTATGCCCACTACAGGGAATCCCGAATAACCGAGAATTATTAGGCGGTGCTGAAAAGGTTCTGTCTTTGATTGATGGAATTGATCGAACAGTTTCTGATTGTAATAGTGAGGTAGAAGCATTTAAGCTGGCGTATTTGCTTGTATATGGGGTGCAGATTGACGACAAAACCTTACAGGAGGCTAAACGTACTGGGTGCTTTAATATCCCTCCTATGGGTGCTTCTGAGTCGAAAATCGAGTATCTGACAAAGCAAATTAATGACACGTTTGTAGAGAATCACTTGAATAGGATTGAGAAAAACATCTACAAGTTTGGACAGACACCGAATTTTAGTGATGAGGCTTTTGCAAGTACGACCAGTGGTGTGGCTATGAAAGTTCGGTTATTCCCACTAGAAACACGATGTGCGATGTTTGAACGAAAATTGCACGCAGCCAATATTCATATGTTCAAGGTATTGTCTACTGCCTGGGAGAAGAAACAGATAATTATTGACCCTCTGGAAGTCATTATCGAATACAAGCGAACATTCCCTCTCGACTTGCAGTATGAGGCTCAGGTTTTAGCTTCGTTGAAAGGCAATATTTCTGACCAGACTGCTCTTGGGTTGATGAGCTTCATTGATAATCCTGAATACGAACTGGAATTGATGGAGAAAGAGAAAGACAGCATTGAGCCGATAGAGCTAGGGTTTGAAGAAGAACCGACCGAAGAAGAGAACGATATCGTGAGTGGCAACAGTGATCCAACGGACTTATTTGGTAAGCCAGAGGAAGAGAAAGGCATGTAACATGGGGTTGGGAGAAGAACAATTTAAATATGTGGCACTTGCTCAAAAGCAGAGCCTTCCTTTGGAACAGAAAATTATTCTTACGCAACAGAGATTAAAAGAATGGTATGACCATTGG